ATAATGCTAGAGAGAAAATTTGGGCATTAGAAGGCTACGCTTTAGCTGACAGGATTTATCGGGAAGGTCGAAAGACATAATCTATATAATCATCCACTAATATACAAGAAAACTCAACGTTTCTCTTGACTTTTCTTGTATTCATGGTATGATAAAGTATTGGTTACAGCAGTGCCAACAATACCCTATTTTTAAACCTTATTGACAGAAGTCGATAAGTCTCTTCAAGCAGAAGCCTAGAGAGTAAAATTTTACGATATTAAACACATCGGGATTTTGCTTTCACAAATTCTCCCGATTTATTTTTTTTTAATCAAGGAGAATCCACAATGGCTTCAAATTTTATAAATGTAAACATGATCGCAGCAGAAGCTCTACGTCAGTTAGAGTATGAACTAGTTGCATTGCGTTTAGCATATCGCGACAAAACCTCAGATTTCGGAAAAGTAGGCGGCTATGCAGTTGGTGAAACTGTAACAGTTAAAACTCGTCCTGCTTATGAAACAGATGAATTTTCTGGCACAATCAATACTCAAGATATTCGTCAAAGCTCAACTTCTTTCTCAATTGAGAAGCATTTTGATATTTCTATCCCTTGGACTTCTCGTGAAGCCTCTTTAAGCATTGATTCTTTATCAGAAGATGTTATCCAACCTGCAATGCAATCAATGGCACAAAAACTTGACACTTACTTGCTTACCAAAGCATGGGAAGGTCGTGGTCAATATGTATCTGCAAACCTTATGGAATCCGCCGCAGACATTGCTCTTGCACGTCGTGAAGCTAACCGTCAGCAAATGCCTAAAGCAAATCGTATTGGTTTAGTAAATGGTGATTTAGAAGCTATCATGCTTGGTACTGATGCTTTCAACCGTTTTGATTCTCGTGAATCTGGTGGTGTTGATGCATTAGAAAATGCACGCATTGGTCGCCTAATGGCAATTGATTGGATGTCTACTGAAAATTTCACTGATGATGCTCATACTGCTGGTGATGGTGTATCTACTACTGTAGCCGCTCCTACTGATGGACAGAATCGCATTGGCCAAACAACTCTTGCAGTTGTAGCTACAACTGGAACTTTTGAGGTTGGTGACCGCATTTATGTTGCTGGTATGTACCGTCCTTTGATTGTTACCACTCAAGCTCTTGTTGGTGCAACTGAGCTTTTTGTCACTCAGATTGATGAGATTGTTCCTGCAAATGCTGCGATTACTGTAGTTTCTGCTGGTGATACTTTTGATAAGTCTGGAATGATTTTCACTCCTGATGCTTTTGCATACGCTATGCCTCCTTTAGACCTTCCAGGCGATAAGGTTGCATCTGTTATGTCTGCAAATGGAATGAGTATACGTGCAGTACAAGGTTATGACATGAATGTGAAAACAAATACACTTTCGTTTGATACGCTTATTGGCGCCAAGTGTTACGATCCTCGCAAAGTTGTAGTTCTAGGTAAATCTTAATTTTTACTTTTGGTGGCTTGTGTTGCATGCTCCGCAACATTAAAGCAAGCCACATTTTTTTGGAGATTTATTATGCGAATGTATGACAAAAATGGTATCCCCCATAAAGTAATGGATGTTCAGGTCAAAGACTTAGAATCTCTTGCTGGATGGACGAAGACACGACAAGAGCCTAAGCCAGAGCCAGAGCCTAAGCCAGAGCCTAAGCCAAAGCCTGTTCCTAATCCTGTAAAAACTCAGCCTGTTGTAGATCCAAAGCCGAAGGTTGAATCAAATATGAAGACTGGTATCAAGAAGTAATTGATGTCAATAACCATAGTTGAAAAGAATGGTAAAGATTATTATCGATGGGGAGATAAAGGAAAGCTTTATCCCACCAAAGAGAAAGCTTTAAGGCAAGGTAGAGCAATAAAATCTCACAGTAGGAATAAGAAAAATGGCGCTTAAAATACCTTATGCTACAAACAGTGAGGCAGATGTATATCTTGTTAATGTTGAAGCATGGTTCGATTTAACTGAGGAGCAAAAAACTTCTCATTTAGTCAACGGAAGGTATTTCATGGACTCAACTTATGAGTGCACTGAGTTACCAGATGAAGACAATGATGGATTACCAGATGATATACCAGAAGAGTACAAATATGCGAACTCTTTGTTAGCAGAAATTGATATGACTACTGGTTTGTTTAATGTTGATTCCACTGGTGGTTCGCCAGTAGTATCTAAAAGGGTAAAAGCTGGTTCTGTAGAAAGTGAAACATCTTATGCAGGTCAGTTTTCATCATCGACAAAATTAGGTGCAATAGATCCATACCCACAAATAACATCTTTATTAAGTGATTATTGTTTTTTAAAGAAGACAGGTTCAACTAAATCGGTCAGTTTATTAAGGGCATAAAAATGACAAATGAACACAGGCGTTTTGTTGTATTGAACATACATAACAATTGGGCGGTGTTTTATTTGAAGAAAAAAGTTTCCACTGAGTTCAAGACAAAGCTTGAGGCAGAGGAATACAAAAAGTATTTAAAGAGTAGATGAAATGGGCCTGTATAGTGATCTGCAAAACGATATTGGTAATGCATTACTAACTGATTTACTTGATGCATATGTTGATTTTGAATTAACAGTGTTTGCAAGTGATGTTTATGATCCAATTTCAGGTACTCCATCGTCAGTTAAAACAGTTTACCCATTTAAGGGTGTGGCATTGACGGTAAAGAGTCAAGCAGGTATGGATGATCCAGAGGAAGAGCATGATTTAGTTTTGCTTGTAATGGATTCTGATAGACCAGCGATTTTTGAAGAAGAGCAGATGATAACTTTTTCAGGCAGTGATTATCGATTGATGAAGATAAACGTAGATCCAGTAAAGGCTTCATGGACTTTAAGCTGTTTTAAGTGGAACTGATATGGCTAAGAATGGTATAGATCAAAAAGATATTAAGCGCTTTGGTGAAATGGGTGCAGATATAATAAAAGTTATAGGCAAAGCAAACAAGCTTTTCTTATATGACTTATGGGATCATATCGCCATGAAGACTCCAATTTATACCGGAACTTTGAGATATTCGTGGAGAATGACTCCCGGAAGTCCTAGCTCTTACAGGCCAAAATCAGCCAGTGTGAATACGTCTAATGGTGTAGTTCAAAGGAAGTATCCAGATCCTAAAAGACCAAATTTAGAGAAGTACACAAATCGATGGAATCAGTTCTTTCTAGTAAACAATCAACCATACACTCAGGTTGTTAATGATGATGAAAGAAAAGCTGGATATGGTTATCCAAAAACATATAATTGGATTGATAGAGGTTTAAGTGCTGCGCTAGCAAAGGCCAAGATAAGAGACTTAAATAAGATATGAAAAATGCCTAATCTAAGTGAAACCAGAAGTGATATAGAATCTTATATTTATGACAATGTTGTGGCGCCAGCAATTGTTTTTGATAATGTAAGACAAGATACTTCTGGGCTTGATGAATATGCTTTTGTAACAATACAGTATATTGGCTCTAGCAATGTTACCTTAGGCGCAGTGTTGAATAAGCGCATAAGACATTCAGGTACTATAGTGTTTAAGATTTATACTCCTATAGATCAAGGTACAAATAGAGGTTTTGTGTTGATGGATGACATTAAGACAGAGCTTGAGAACAAATACATAAGCAGTAACCTTTTGACTTATGCGGCTGAACCAACACGGGAAGGTGTAGGCAAAGAGGGTTATTTTGCTTACTTTTTAAGAATACCATTTACATCAGACGATTGTTAATGGATATAGAGGAATAAACCGATGGCATGTACTCAATTTGCTTCAACAAATACAACAGATTTATCATACATATTAGAAGTAGATTGTGGTATCACTCCTGATACTCCTGCTTTAAATATCCTTCCAACGACAGGTGGTGGGCCAACTGGTAATATCACAACTACAATTTCAGAAGTTATTCGTGCAGATAGAATGACAGATGATTTGGTTGTAACTGACTCAGAGATTGGCGGTACCACAAACTATGAATTATCATATGCTCCTTATAAGCCTATCATTGGCTCATTGCTAATGGACAGCACTCCTGATACAGTTGCACTAACAGATCAAACTCTGACTATTGTAGCCGCAACTGGTGCTGTTACAGGAACAGGAACTACTTTCCTGACAGATTTAAAAGTAGGTCAATTTGTTCGTATCAATAGCGTAACAGATACTGGATCTAATGGAGTATTCAAGGTCGTATCCATTGCAGATGATACAAACATGGTTGTGACACCAAGTACAACCAATGTAGATGCTACAGCAATTGATTTCACCATTGATGGAACCAATTACAGAAATGGCACTGACGCAGCTGATAATTATACTTTTGCCAAAAGAATTTTAAATGGCGCCACTACTAGCTATTTCTACTATCGTGGATGTCAGATTTCTTCAATGTCATTTAATTTTGAGACTGGCTCAATTCTGAATGGTGCATTTGATGTAATGGGCTTGACAGAGGAAGCTACTGATACTGAGATTCCCGGTTCTTCTTATATTAATCCGCCTTCATATAGCTTAATGAATAGCGTAAGTTCTATTAGCAGTATTGATATCGGTGGTGTATCTGCATCAACTGAGTTTAGTAACTTAAATCTTACTGTCAATAACAATATAACTCCTGCAAAGGCTATTGGTACTTTAGGTGCTGCGGCTCTTGCCCCATTTACATTAGAAATATCTGCTGACTCAACAGTGTATTTTGAAGACACTGTTTTGTACAATCAGTATTTACAAGCTAATGCATTTTATCTCGATATTACTTTGCAAGATGGTGATAATAACATAATTGTTATCTCTTTGCCAAAAGCAAAATTCTCAGAATTAGACGTTCCTGTTGATGGAAAAGATAACTTCTTATTCCAGAATGGATCAATCACAGCGTTACGTGATGATGTAAATAATTACATGGTTCAAATCACTATGATTGATGCGTTGTAAAGACTTTGCAAGAAATTGCGGAGATTAAGGTGGGCAGCTTTCCTGTGTTGCGGTCCATCTTTCTTATAATTTTAAAATACAGGGAATATAAACACACAGGGTTTTTAAAATGTTAATCACACCAATAAGTAAAACAAAAGAAACAGAAGGCGTTGAAGTATCATATTACGGCGTAAATTTGATTGTTGCAAGAGCGAATAACACAAACTTCAAGCATATGTTCCGTACTCTAACAACACCTTATAAATATCAGATTGAGAACAATCAATCGATTCCAGAAGATGTTTCAGAAGATATTATGCTGAAATGTTATTCCGATACTATACTAGTTGGATGGAATAACTTCATTGATCCAGATGGAAAGACAGTTCCTTATAGTAAAGAAAACGCATATGCATTACTGAAAGATGATGATGATGTGTATGAATTTGTGAAAAATCAGTCTAGCAATATGGATATTTTTCTTAACAAAGAGGTTACAGAAACAAAGGTAAAGTAACGGAACTCTTTGAGTGGAATCTTGAACATGGCGATAAAATCAAGTTCTTTGAAGAGGTGTCAAAAAGGGGTAAGAAAACCCCTTTAGATGATATGCCAGTGTATGATTTAGCTTATGAATGGTACATGAAAGCATATCACATTCTTCGTTTCTCAAGGAGAGAAAGCGGGTATATACCTTTGTCTGAAATTCTTCTATACACTTCCCATTTTGAACTCATTGGCGCTAAGCATGAGTTTATAACGATAATCCAAGGGCTTGATTTTTCAGAGCGAGAGTTTTTCGATAAGAGAGATAATTCAAAAAAAGATCAAGAAAAACCCCAAGTAAATAAGAGAATCCAAAATGGCAGATTATAATGTAAAGATTAATATTGAAGCTCAAGCCGCTCAAAGAGCAATATCCAAACTAGGAACTGAAATATCTGGTGCAGAAAGCAGAATTGATTCTTTTGGCGAATCACTTATAGAGTTTGGTTTTTCTACAAAAAAAGTACTTGAAATAACTGAAAAGATGTCAAAGGCTTTGAAGACTGAGACAGGTCTGCGCAATTTACACAATAAAGCCACAAGAGAATCCATCAAAGAAATAAACGCTCAGATCAAAGCCACAGCCGATTATGAAAAAGCAGTAGAGAGAGTAAGCGCAAAATACAATCCATTAATTGCGCAACAACAAAAAGCCGCAAAACTATTTAATGAATTAACAATAGCGTTAAGAGAAGGAGCTATCACTTCCGATCAATTTGTAAAAGCATTTGATAAACAAATGAGAGTGATTGATGGCACTGCTGCGGCTGAAGAAAAGCTACTTGCAATAACGATCAAGAAAAATAAAGCTTTGCAAGCATCTAGGAAAGCATTAGATCCACTTTTCGCTGCTCAAAGACAATACAAGAAAAACCTTATAGAGATAGAAAAGCAGAAGCGTGCTGGTAACATAACAACAAGAGAAAGATTGTTATTAATCAATAGAGAAAAAGAGGTTTTATCAGGAGTTTTATCAATAGAGGAAAGACACAAACAGAAGCTGATTGAAGAAGGCAAGGCATTGAATGATCTGAAAGCAAAGTATGATCCTTTGTTTGCGGCGATGCAAAAATACAAAAAGACAATGGCAGAGTTAAATGTTTTAAAAGATAAAGGAATGGTATCAGAGAAATTTTATGCAAATGCAGTTAAAGAAACAAAGAGAGCGCTGAGAGAATCTTTAGATGTAAAAAACAAGATTAAAGAAGCAAATGCGAAAGAAGCAAAAACGCTTAGCGATCTTAGAGCTAGATATGACACTTTGTACGCAGCAGAACAAAGATATGCAAAAGCACAAGCTGATTTATTAAGACTTCGAAGAGCAGGAGTGATAACAAAACAGCAAGAGATTAGACTTATTGCAGAGGCAACTAGAAGACGCAATGAAGAGACTGGTGCAACAGAAAGAAACATAGGCGCTGTAAGAAGGCTTACATTAGCAATAAGAGAGGCTGGGGTTTGGACAACTGCATGGGCTGGGTATGTAAGAGTATTAAGATTTGCTTGGAAAGTATTCTTTGGATTAACAGTTGCTAAAACTGTTGGCAACTGGGCTATAGGTTTTGCAAAAGCAGGAGAATCGGTAGAACTTCTAGGTAAAAAATTAAAGTTTCTTACTGGAGAGAGCGACGCATTAGGTAAAGTTGCAAATTCAGCAAGAAAAGTTGGTATAGATTTAGACACACTGAACAAGACAATAACTAGGTTTGCAATAACAGCAAAAGGTGCATTTAATGTAAAAGAAATGTTATCATGGACAGAAGCGCTTGTTAAGTCAGGTCGTGTTGCAGGAACTACAAACTCAGAGCTACAGTCTGGTTTGTTACAGCTATCTCAGTCTTTGTCAGCCGGAAGGTTGATGGGTGATGAGTATAGATCGATATCAGAAAACTTACCATTACTGAAAATTGAGCTTCAGAAAATATTTGAAGAAATGGGCATGGGTAATATAGCATTAAAGAAATTATCCTCACAAGGATTAATCACTAACGATATTCTTATAGAGGCTTTCCAAAATCTCGGAAAAACTGTTGAAGGTATGCCTGGTTCTATCGGAACAATAGATTCAGCGATATCAAGCTTAAGCACCGAAGTTAAACTTTTTATTGCTGAGATGACCAAAGGCGGAAGTGTTGTTCATGATGTTATAAAAAGCATATCTGAATCTTTGAGGTCATTAAGACAATCAATCTTCGGAGCAATAGAAGGAGAAGATAAGCTAAATGATTCAATTGCAGATTCAACTTTAGGAACAGATAATTTTAGCAAGAGCGTAAAGAGAGTTAATGAAGAGATTAAAAAAGGAACTGAAATCACAAATGAGTTTTTGGCATCCATATTTGGCGTAAATAATGCAATGGCATCTGCATCGGATTCTATAGAAGAAACTAGTGTGTCAATGACTCTTTTAGGAACGGCAATGTCTGTGATAATGACTCTTTTTGCAGGAGGCATTGTTGTAAAATTGGCATCATTCGTAGCAAGAGTTGCAGGTCTAGGTCTTGCCGCAAGAGGGGCAGGAGCTTCATTACGATTTATGTCGGCAGGTGTAAGTGGGCTACAGGCTAGTTTTTTATTGGCTGCGGTAGGATTAAACAAATTTTTTGGGATATTGAAATCTGGAGTACAACTATTTAAAGGTTTCTTTACTGTAGCAGGGGCGACATTTTTAGCATATGCAGCGGCGATTGCCTATCCAATAGCGGCAATTGTTGATCATGTTGAAAAACTAGAAAGACTTAAAGTCGTTCACGAAGAATCTATAGATCCTGCCATTGCATATGCAGAAAATATAAAAAGCATAAAGAAAGAGTTAGACGGCCTTAATGTGAAAGAGTTATCTGATCGCATGTCTGAAAATGGCTTGAAAATGGTAGAAAATTCTGGATACACAGAAGAATTGAGGGGTAGAATATCAGAACTTAGTCATCAAATATCTTTAGCTCCTGATAATGTAGAAAATTTACGTGATCAAATGGTTGTTCTGATAAATGTCATGAACCAATTAAGTGTAGCGAATCAGAATCTTGCACTGGATACAAAATTATCTGCGGATGAAGTTGATAATATTTCAATTTCTTTTGAGGGGGCTAGGAAAAAAGGACAAGATTTTTTAGATTCATTAAAGAACAAACAAGGATTGGACAAAGAATTTCTTGAATTTAGTCGACAGCAAGAGCAAACAGTAAAACATTTTGACGATCTTAAAAAATCAATACAAGGAATCACAGTTGAGCAAGCGGCTTGGTTAGATCAGATGAAGGGCGCTGCGCTTCAAAGAGCTGCGAAGGCTTTTGATGAAGCTTCAAAAAGCTCAAAAAAGGCTAAGAAGAATATCAACAAGCTAACTCAAGCTCACATTGATATGAAAAAAGCTATCGCAGCTGGTGCAGGAGAAACTCAATTAGCGGAGATACAAAAGAGGATAGACAAGTACAGTGGTCTTACAGCAAAAGTAAAAGCTTTAGATAAAGCATTGAAAGATTCTGCCAAAGCTTCTGACAAATTAGCCAAAAAAGAAAAAAAAGCTCTTGAGGAAAGGATTAAGTTATGGGAGAAATTCAACCCTGATCTTGCAACATATTTAAATGAGGCAAAATCCTTAGCGAAAGCATTAAAACAAGGCGTCATAACGGAAAAAGAATTCAACAAACAGCTTAAAGAGCAACAAAAGCTTTTGAAATTAAATACTGGAAAAATGTCTGATTATGAAGAAGCGATTGAGGGATGGAATTCTGGGCTTAAGAAATTTTCAGAAGAGGCTCAAGACTATTATTCGCAGATGGATTCATTTGCTCAGAAGACTATGAATAGTATGACAGATGCCTTGACAGAGTTTGTCACTACTGGTAAACTAGACTTTGCGAGCCTTGTGGATAGCATTGTTGCAGACCTTACCAGAATAGCAATTCAAGGTTCTATAACCGGTCCTTTAGCAGAAGTGCTTGGGATCGGAGGAGGAAGTTCTGGCGGAGGTGGTGGAAGTGCGGCAGGAGGTTTGCTAGGAGGATTGTTAGGAGGAGGCGGTGGTGGAACAGCAAATACATTAACCGCTGGAGGTGGTGGATTTGGCGGAATGCTGTCTAACGCAGCTATGATGTTTGGATTCAAAAATGGTGGGGCATTCAACAATGGCGTCCAAGCATTTGCAAGTGGTGGAGTTGTAAACAGTCCCACGCTTTTCCCAATGGCTAACGGAGCAGGTTTGATGGGAGAGGCAGGTGCAGAAGCAGTAATGCCATTGAAAAGAACTTCAAGTGGAAAACTTGGTGTTGAAGCTTCTGGTGGTAGTAGTACAAATATAGTAATAAACATAAATGTCGCTGGGACTAATGGCGATTCAGATGCAATAAGAAGAAGTGCAGGACAGGTTGCACAAGCCGCAGGTCAAGCTACTTCAAGAGCAATGAGAAGGAATGGGTAATGGCATTTATAGAATCTCCAAGGTTTCCAGAGTTTATATCGTATGGGTCTAGTGGTGGCCCATCTTATAGCACTGATGTCATAACTGTGAAGAGTGGTTATGAGACTAGAAACTCAAACTGGATTCAATCCAGAAGCAATTATGATGCTGCGTTTGGGATAAAAGTTCAGAAAGACATTGATACAATAGTTAATTTTTTTCATGCAATGAAAGGAAAGGCTAATGAGTTTCGGTTTAAGGACTGGGGAGATTACAAATCATGTCCACTTGATGACACGCCTAGTGCTATTGATCAATTCATAGGTATAGGCGATAGTACTGATGGTATAGATGGTGTGACAGATTTTCAGATAATAAAGAGTTATACTTCTGGAAGAACTACTGAGAGAGAAATCTACAAACCTGTTGTAGATTCGCTTGTTGTTGCAGTTGAAGGAATTGGTTCGGTTGAAGGCACAGACTATGATATAGATTATACTACTGGGATTATATCTTTTAAATCAGGGAGTGTGCCGTTATTGGATAGAGGTGATGGTCAACCAGAAACAATCACAGCTGGTTATGAGTTTGATGTTCCTTGTAGATTTGATTCAGATCAATTAACAATAAACTTCGAGGCTTACCTTGTTGGTTCTGCAAGTATTCCAGTAATAGAGGTCAGAATTAATGTCTGAGTTAACTAGTTATACATCATGTTTAAGAATAGAAAGAACTGATGGATTTGTTCTTTGTATAACTGATTTAGACAGAAGTTTGGTGATAAACGATTCTATTCTTGGGTTAGGTGTTGATGATCAAACTTATTTAGCTCCTGCCGGATATACTCCCACTAATATGCAAAGCACTTCTGACAATTCAGTGAACAATGCTGATATAGAAGGTGTGTTAACAGCCGTTGGAGTTGATAGAAATGATATCATAGGTGGAAGATATGATTTTGCAAAACTAAATGTTTTCATTTACGATTATGAGAATCTTCTTTTAGTTAAGAAACTAGGCTCAGGTCATTGGGGCGAATCAACTGTCAAGGATAATTCTTATGTTGCTGAGTTTAGATCATTATCACAGCAAGTTCAGCAAACGATAGGAAGAACGTTTAATCCAGAGTGTGACGAACAACTAGGTGGGGTGAGATGTGGAGTTCCACTTGGAAATTTTCCTAAGAGTGGTGCAGTAACAGCGGATACAAGCAAAGATTATTTTTATTCGTCCACAGTTACAGATGACAATGGTTTCTTAACTGGTGCTATAGCAACTTTTACGTCTGGAATAAATGATACTGTGTCTGCTCCAGTTGATTACAATATCAAGGATACGCATAAAGTAGAATTAGGCGTTTCTCTTCCTAATGAGGCAGACATGGGTGCATCATTTGATATTGTGAAATTGGTTTTATCTGGTCAATCTGTCACAGAAGTCGGCACAACAAACACTTTTGAGGATTCTGGTCAATCAAAGATAAATGGATATTACAATGGATGGAATATAACTTTTACATCTGGAAACAATAATGGAATAACATACTCAGTCAATACTTTTGAGAATAACATTTTCACTACCGAGGAGATGTCAAATTTATCTGTGGAAGGTGATGCATTTGATTTATTGAGAGTGGTTGCTGGGACTATAACTGTTATTGAAGTTCAGAGGACAGTTTTTACAGATACTTCACTGACAGAAGAAACGGGATACTTTGATGGATTGACATTGGAGTTTACCACTGGTGATAATATAGGAAAAACCGCAACAATAATAAGCTACACTGGGATCGATAGAACGTTCACAATTGATGATGCGAATCTAACTCAAGATTTGACTCCTGGCGATGGATATGAAATACTTAAACCGGATTCAGGTTCAATAACAAGCATAGATAAGAATAAGATATTTTCTGATTCATCATTAACAAACCCAAGTGGAGAGTTGATCGGGTATAGCATTCAGTTCACTTCCGGACCTAACACATCTGATAGTTATATAATAAGCAATCAGAATTTAGGGATAATCACTTTGTTAAATCCTACTCCAGCTGATATATCGCCACTTGATGTTTATGATATAAATTATGAACAATCTGGAGTAATAGATTCTAATGGTGCATCAAAGGACGAAATTCTTGATGATACAATATTAGGTTCAGCAGATTTTAATGGAATGACTGCTCAAATGGATTCAGGAGCGAATGCAGGTCAGACCTCAACTATTCAATCAACTAACACAGGGGCATTGGTTGTATCTCCTCCTTTTCCTAATTACAATCTAAATGGTGATAACTACAGTGTTATAAACTCAGGAGATAATTTTATGTCTCTTGGTGAGATTACTGAAGTTACTGATAATCAAAATTTCAAAGCTACTTTGACTGATGATCCTAATTTTGGAGATGATTACTTCAACTATGGAAAATTGATATTCACTGGTGGTCAGAATGTTTCGATTCATATGGAGGTAAAGGATTTTATAGATGTTGACAATGTTTTTGAAATGTTTTTACCTTTCCCATTTGATATTGAAGTTGGTGATACTTTTCAGGTTTTTGCTGGGTGTGATAAAAGGCTTGAAACTTGCAAGACAAAGTTTGATAATCATATTAATTTTCAAGGATTTCCGTATATTCCAGGCCAAGATGCCATAACGAAATTTGGTGGTCAATAATGATAATAGATAATGTTATTGAAGAGGCCAGATCGTATTTAGGAACTACTTGGGTTCATCAAGGACGATCCAGAAGAGGGGTTGATTGCGTAGGTTTTCTTCTGCTTTCATTTATGACATCTGGAATAAAATTAAATGATTCAAGAGGGTATGCAAGAAAACCTGATGGAATTATGTTAAAGAAAATGATGGATGGTCAGAAGAGTTTTATGACTGTTGGTAAAAATGACATAAAAGCTGGAGATGTTTTGTTGTTTAGGATACGTCATGATCCTCAACATGTCGGTCTAGTAGTGCCTAGCAAAACTGCAAAGTTTGGTATGATTCACTCATATAATGGTGGAGAAAAGAAAGTTGTTGAGCATGATTTAGCTGATTACTGGATCAAAAAAATAGTTGCTGTTTATAGGCTGATAGAGTAATGGCAGTTGCGGCGGTAGGATTAGTAGGTGCGGCTGTAGGCTGGGGAGCTTTTACTGTTGGAGTAATAGGTGCAACTACTTTAGCGACAGCTGTTCAAGTTGGGTGGATAGCTGGCACCTTGTTGGGTACTTTGCTATTCGCAAAAGAGAACATCATAGAGCAATCAGGGCCAAGGCTAGGAGATTTAGATACTCAAACTGCTAAATGGGGAACTTCTATACCTAGGCTATTTGGATCATTTAAACTTGCAGGAAATGTTATATGGTCTTTACCATTGCATGAAACAAAGCATGTTGATGAATCAGGAGAAGGAAAAGGACAAGGAGGAACAAAGACATCATCAACTTGGTATTCGTATGCTGGTTCATGGGCTGTTGCATTTTGCGAAGGAACTATTGAAGGTGTAAAAAGAATATGGTTTGATTCTGTTTTGGTTTATGATGGTGTGAACTATCATGGAGGATTGGATTACGATAACTATAATGTGCACAAAGGAACTGGGAATCAAAGCGTTGATTGGTTTATACAATCAAAAGACGAAGACACTCCTGCTTACAGAAATGTTGTTTATATAGTTTTCAGAAAGATAGAGCTTGAGAATTATGGGAATAGAGTTCCAAATGTAAGTGTCGAATTAGTGGAGAAAGGTGATTTTCCACCACCTAGATTTATAGATAAAACTATATTTAAGAATACTCCAGATTTGGATATGAATAAGTACTCTGCCACTTTATATGCAGGAAAGGGTGGGGTTGCTTATGTTCATCCCGGATTAAAGATGAGTTTGCAATCTCATGGAAAGGCTGTCATAAGCTCTCAGTATCCTCCAAGAGAAGATGACGATGATTTAGGTGAATTCACAGAGTATAGATATTTCTCGCTGAAAGGTCAGGAGAAGTTTCCACTTCCAGAAAAACCAGAAATCTTGGAGCCAGAATATAACATAGAATCCGCAAGAGTCTATTACACAGAAAGGTTTGAATATGTGCTATTGGTAGGAGGTGGAGGATATCAATATTTGGTGATTCCTCCAGTAGAGAATTCTCCTGATAACGATGCAAGAGTTATTATAGATGATGAAAACATTCACGATATTGCTCCATATGATGATGGATTGCTACAGCTAAATACTAATGATGAGATTATAATACTTGATTCGAATTTTATTGAAGTAAGAACTGTAAGTCTAAATTGGAATGACAAAAAACCAAAGATGACTACAAATGTCTTTGAAAGAACTAGAATAACAAATGTTGATAATGGAGTTGTTTACATAGCGGCAAGCAGTTCTGAGTTCATAGATTCTATAGGTTGGTTATTCTATAAAACTAATCTTGATGATGGAAACGTAGAGTATCTAGGAGAGTTTAGGGATACTGATAACATAAATTTCACAAACTCCAGTCAAGCTACGTCTATAATAATCAAGAATGCTATTGCAAATATATCTCAAGCTTCTGTAACTTATTCATATTATTATGTTGATTTATCTCCATTTGACAAACTTTCTGTTCCTATCAGCAGTGTGTGTAGTGACGTATTACTAAGGGCTGGTTTAAAGGAAGATGAGTTTGACGTTTCTGATGGAGTGGAGTTGATTAGTGGATATGTAATAACAAAATCTATGTCAGCTAGAGCAGCGTTGCTTCCAATCACCACTGCTTATCAATATGACATGACTGAAATAGATAGTGTGATTAGGTTATTAAAGCGTGGATATGATAGCTTAGTGCAGATAAACATGAGCGAGGAAAGTGTTGGAGATGTTTCTGTCAAGAGAACTCAGGAGGTTGAGTTAAGCAAACAGATCAATGTTCAATATGCAAACGAATCAAATGATTATCAATACGGATTGCAAGTAGCTCAGAGAATAGATAGAAATGCAGATGGTATAAGAAATTATCAGTTTAACATGGCTTTGACTGATGACAAGGCAAAGCAGATAGCTGAGATAATATTATTCAATGAATGGAACGAAACTCTAACTTTTGAATTCATGCTATCAAGAGATTACGAGTATCTTAAACCTGCTGATGTAATAACATTATTATATGACGGAAGTAATTACAATGTTAGGGTGACAGATATAGCATTCAATACTGATAGTTCTATCTCTATTAAATCGACAATAGAGAATGGAGAGGTCTATGAGTCTTTTGCAGAAGGGAGCAACACAAACAACAGTGGTCTTACTCAAGACAAAGTTGATTTAATTGGTATTACGTATATGTATGTTTTAGACATACCAACTCTTGATAGTCAGTTAGATTTTCCAAGTTTATACATAGCTGTTAGAGGTGCTTTTTCAGGATGGAAAGGTTGTGAAGTTCATAAATCGAGAGACAATGTTGATTACTCCAGAGTAATAGGTGGTCTACAAAACACTATAATGGGCTACACACTAACTGAATTGCAGACTGGTGTATCTCATATTTTTGATAGAGCAAGTGTTGTTACGGTAATTGTCATAGACGAATCTTTATATTCAGTAACAAAAGAGATTCTTCTTTCTGGAGAGAACTATGTTCTTATCGGTAATGAGATATTGCAATATCAAGATGCTATTGATAATGGTGACAACACTTTTACATTAAGAAATTTCCTAAGAGGAAGGAGAGGTACTGAATGGGCAATTACGACTCATGAATTGAATGATAGATTTGTCTTTTTGGATACTACCTTGTTAGCTGACATAGATGTAACGATAAGCTCAAAGACTTATTACAAAGCGACCACTTTGGGTCATTTTGTTGAAGATTCATCCCCTATAGAAATAACACCTGAGCTTGTATCAAAAATGCCTTTTTCTGTTGAATACATAAGGTGTCAAAGCGAAGACAATGATGACAAAACAATTCAATGGATGAGAAGATCAAGAGAAGTATCAGGATACATGAGAACACTATCACTGTTCGAAAGTTTTGAGAGATATCAAATCGATATTTACGATGATGCTCATGTAGATGTTGTTGCTACAAAAACAATTGATGAAGCTCAAGAATATTTTTACCCAGCATCAAATCAGACGTCTGATGGGATAACGCCTGGATTGCCAATGAAGATAATGATATATCAAATGTCGGATTTTGTTGGACGTGGATATGGAAAAGAGGCTATTTTATAATGTCAGGTAATTCTATAGGAACAATTGTAGGAGCGGCGATAGGATTACTTGTTCCAGTTATAGGGCCAGGTTTAGGCGCTTCCATTGGTGGTGCAGTAGGAGGGATGCTACTGCCTGATAAACTAGGCATTCAAGATCAGAATGGGCCAAGGCTTAATGATCTAAGCGTTACTAGTGCATCATATGGTGCAACTATTCCTAAGACTTATGGTGCATACAGAATATCTGGAAATGTTATTTGGACTGAGGGTATAAGGGAAGTAAAACACGTAAGAGAGGAAGAGGTAGGCAAAGGAAGTGAGACGTATGATGTAACATGGTTTACATATTCTGTCGATATAGCTATAGGGATATGTGAAGGGGAAATCCATAACATAAGCAAGGTATGGGCAGATTCTATTCTGATATGGGACGCCAACACTGGTGGTTTTACTACATCTATAGTAGATCAGGATGAAGCATCCGGTAATATGTCTATTTATACAGGAAGGCAAGACCAAAAACCAGATTGGTTGATGCAAAAATCAGAACCAGACACACCAGCATACAGAAATGTTGCTTATGTTGTTTTCAACAACCTACAGCTAGAAGTGTTTAAAAATCGCATACCTAATTTTACATTTGAAGTGAACAGTCAGGCTCCGCCAGAAGCTCTTCCTATGATACTTGGAGGGCATTCCACAATTGAGGGGTTTGATATAACAGACCCCGGCATAAGAAACTATGATCCTATACTTCCTGTTAAAGCTAGTGCTGTTAATGGAGTTATAAACTCAGTTAAGTTTGTTGGTGCATATGATTTGCCTGTTGGAGATGTGACTCCAAGGATAACCCAAGGCTGGGCTGAGTATCATATATTTCAGGATGATCAAGTAAGAAGACAAGCTCCAATAGCAGATTATGAAGGAATGGCGGCAGATGATCAGTTCAATCAAATTCCTTCGGCCGGCTCTAAAGGATGGACTCAAGAAGATAAGCTTAGTTCTACATTAAATTTCATAGGAACTGTGTATGATTTTGGAGATTGGGGAGGCACTTCTCACCAATTGATAGGGCTAGGTATTTTTGCTAATCCATATGGAGGAAGGCAGATAAGAACGCTTCCATCTAAGATAGTTGAAAGACACGGTTCTCTGTATGCAATGGCAGATACTATGCTTGTAGACGGCATTGCAGGTACAACTAATAGGATAAATGTTCAAAAAATAATAAAATACTCATATCCACCTGTTACAGTTCAGACAAAAAAAGGCTCTAGCTCTCCGCCAGTCAGTCCTGAATATGAATGTTATGTCACTTATGCTGGCACAGAAGACACGGCAAGAGGGAAGTTTATAAACCCAGATCATCTACCATGTTCAGAAATACATTTGGAGGATGACTTTGTTCCTGATTTAGTGTACGATTTTACTAGACCTATTCAAGACATTTTTGATGTTTCAGAATACACCAACATTGATAAAAACAATAATGGGCGATATGATTTTTTTGTTGGCATAGATAACATATACTTTATAGAAACATATAATATGTATGATGATGGACCGTTGTTTATAACAATGGATCTTGATGGTAATGTGACAGACCAAAGAATACTAAAACACCCTATGTTTTCATCTAATATGAGAGCGGATTTAATAGTCCATAGAACTGATGCAATAGTTTATTTAGTAATTGATTATTTATCGAGACATGATTCTTATAATGTGTGGTCTAAAGCAGTATTTGAAATTAATACCTTTGATGATTACAGGATTGATTATTTAGGATATACGTATGTGCCAGACAGATATGACTGGTATTGTTTCACTTTTGCAGGCACTCCGTATTTAGACATAATCGACGGTAGATTTTATATGTCTCAGTTAGAGATGTATAGTCGATCAGATAGTGGATGGCCTAATGGGCAAAAATGGCTAGGTGCTGGAATATGGTCTTTATACTCTGCATCTTATGAAGGCATTCCATTATCTGAGATAATAATTGATTTGCTTGTTAGAGGTGGAATAGACGAAAGCGTTATAGAAGCCGGTGAAGCTGCGAGTACTACTGTAAAAGGGTTTTTAGTTGCAAAACAAATGTCAACAAGATCGGCTATAGCAGAACTTCAAAAAACTTATTTGTTTGATCTTATTGAGCAAGATTTCGGTTTTGTGGTCAGGATGAGAGGAGATTTTCTTTCAGTAGGCACAATAAGTCATCAAGATGTTAGTGGTGTGATAGAGATTGCAACCACTATAGATACTGAAATTCCAAGAAAAGTTACTTTGAGGTATCCAAATAAGAATACTGATTATCAAGCAGGATCACAGACAGCAATAAGAATAGATGGAAACAGTGATAATAATGTTGTGATTGAAACTGTTGTTGTTTTTACTGATGATGAGGCGAAACAATTAGCAGAAAAATTATTGTATTCTTCTTGGGGCGGGAAGTCTACTATAAAACTTTCTATACCTTTTACAAATAAATATTCCGTAGCTGATATAGTTACTATTGTTGATGTCACTGTTACATATAATGCAAGAATAGTGAAAATAAATTATTCTGACAACCATCTTATGCAGGTTGATTTGGTTGTCGAAGACACATCTAGTTATACGTCTAATGCAGAAGGTTCAAGCACTGATGATGGATTCTTAACAAATAGACCAGATGATATATCTAATACATATCTCGAAGTATTCAACGCTCCACATTTGATCAATAATTTGATAAAATCAAGAGGGATTTATTATGGTGCAGAAGGATACGGGGATTTATGGAGAGGTTGTGAGGTTTTTAAATCAAAGAACTCAGGTCAAACCTATCAATCGGTAGGGGCAATACTTGATGCATCTGTTATTGGTCAAGTATCTCCAGCTTTGAAATATCACAAATCTGCTGTATGGGATACCACTAGTGTGTTGAATGTATTTGTTGGCGATGATGTATTGTATAGTGTTTCACAGGAAGAAATAAACAATGGCACTGCAAATTTAGCATTGGTTGGGAAAGAAGTCATTCAATTTAAAGATGTTATAGAGAAAGAATACGGTGTGTATGAACTTACAAATTTGATAAGAGGATTACAAGGCACTGAAAACGCAGCTGGAGAGCATGAAGATTTTGAATTATTTGTAATGCTCAATCTTGATTTAGGGTTTTCTTTTTCCACGTTAGATTTGGAAAGAAAGTATGTTGCAGCGTCCTTTGGGAAACTTGTAGATTATAATGGTGCTATCGATAGGACATATGATGGCACTAACCTAAAACCTCTTTCTCCAACAAGACTCAATAGTGTGTTGATGCCTAATGGCGATAAAGAAATAACTTGGAACAGAAGAGACCGATATGTGAGGTATAGCTTTAATACGTCACCATTTTCTGAGACTTCTGAAATATACAAACTTGAGTTTTTGGCATCAGGTGTGATTGTTAGAGAGGAAGAGATATATTCCGATTACACTTTTCTATACACAGTTTCAATGCAATCAACTGACGGTAATGTTGATTTAATCAGAGCTTATCAATTTTCTGATGATATTTTTAAGGCTGGTGAATATTCGGAGATAACTATCTAATGGGAACAGCAGCGTTTGGTGCAATAGGATCAGCAATAGGTGGTGAGGTAGCAGGAGCTTTTGGTTCTCAGTTAGGTTGGGTTGCTGGAACGCTAGTAGGAACCTACTTGTTTGCTCCTCCCGGTCCTGATTTAGTACAAGAGGGGACTAGACTTGATGATTTAAAAGTGACATCGTCCACTTATGGAGCTAGTGTTCCTAAGCTTTTTGGATCTTATAGACTATCTGGCAACGTTATATGGGCCAAAAAGATTCGCGAAACCAAACATGAAGAGAGTCAAGATTCAGGAAAAGGATTAGATGGTGGAACATCTACTACGATATGGTACACATATGATGCAACATGGGCCGTTGCTTTCTGTGAAGGTCCGATAGACGGCATTAGAAAAATATGGTTTGATTCAATTCTTGTTTATGAAAATGGAAAGTCTGAGATAGGCGATAGAATAACAATCTACAATGGAACTGATGATCAAGAAGTTGATTGGGTGATACAGTCAGACAGAGAGGACAACCCTGCTTACAGAAATATCGTTTATGTTGTTTTTAATGAGGTTAAGCTTAAGAAGTATGGTGATAGGATACCTAATGTTACTTGCGAAGCTGTAATAGGATCAAGCAATGAAAGAGACGTTTATCATACTGTCACTGGAGAGATAAATTTCTCAGACACTCTTTCTGAGATAATGGGAATTGATTTTGACGCAGGTGTAAACAAGGATTTTGTGTTTAACAGTCCATCAAATTCTATGTTTTTTGTTGCCACAAGAACAGATCCAGTGACAAGATTGATCACAGATTCTGTTTTGGCAAAAGTAAATGTAGAAGGCCGCATTGTTTTTTATAAGATAATTAAGCCTCAGAAGTATGAGTATTCTATAGGAGATGGTGGATTAGTTTTATGGTCTGATAATGCCAATGTTTCTGCTGATTTTTTTGTTTATGACGACCAATTGGATTTAATATCCAGTCAGACTCTTTTGTATTACAACATTGATACCGATACTTATTGGGCTGGAGGTGAAGGGTTTTTTGTTTCAAAGGTTGCCTATACTGATAAAAAACTTATTTGGATGGTGAGGGATTACACAACTCAATTTGCTGGTGGGATTTATGTAAATGGAGATAAAGTCATTGATGGTGCTGATTTAACTGATATATATCCAAGAAACGGATTATCTGCCATTGGAGGAAAGATAGTTTTATTTTCTGACAGAGCATTTGCGCAGGTAGGTGATGAGTATAAGATAAGAGTTTATGAGACAACTGGCGATCTTGATTTTGAGATGGATTATAAAAAATACAAGTACTCAGAGATACTTTCCATAAACAATGCAACAACTCAGTTTAAGCCAACGGAAAATGGGATTATAGTTGCTTGTTCTTTTGGTTGGGATAATGGTAGACATCATTGGTTAATTGACACAAATGATGCTGATGCTTTTGAATATCTAGGTGCTAATAAACCATCTGGAGATGAAGGGTATGGCGATGCAAAAGGTGGATTTTATTCAAGCAACATAAATTATATTCTCGATAGCACTTGGGGAGTTGTTTTAGCAAATACATCGGCATTGCTTACTAGTCAAGGAATAAGATTATCTGACTTATGCTATGGTTTATTGATAGAGTCTGGTCTTGATGATGTTGATTTGGATATGACAGAAGGGAAAGATACTATTGTTTCTGGATATGTCGTTTCCAAGAATATGCCTGCAAGAACGGCCATTGAACCTGTGTTATCTGCATATGAATTTACGCTTGTTGAAATAAACTCTACAATGAAGCTTAGAGAGCAAAATCAGATATCCTTAGCAAACATACCAGAGGATGATTTAGGCGCAGATGGCAACAATAAGATGGAGTACAACTCATCTCAAGAAATGGATTTACTGAAAAGCTTAACAATAAAGTTCTCTAACAGAGACTCTGATTATCAAACAGGCGTTCAAAGTGTAAGAAGAATCGACACTGATGCTACAACAGAAAGAGTTATGGAGCTTCCACTAGCTTTATCTGATAAAGAGGCAAAAGAATTAGCTGAAAAGAATTTGTATAAAAATTGGCTTATGAGGCAGTCTTATAAATTTGTAGTTCCGTATAAATATCGCTACTTAATACCTGGCGATGTTGTTACTGTTAGTTTTGATGGATATGTAAAAGATGTAAGATTAACAAAGATAATTTTCACTGACGACTTTCTTGTTGAATGCAATGGAATAGCAAATAATTATGGTGTATATAATTCTGATGCAGAAGCTGATAGCACTGGAGAGAATGGTGGAGAGTTAGATTTAACGTCTTTCAGCACATACAATAACATTTTAGATGCTCCTACACTGAATAATAAATATGTCAATGTTGAAGGTGTTTATTCTGGATTGTATTCGTTTTCAGATAACTGGAAAGGTGGCGTTCTAATGTCTAAGTCATTAGAGCTTGATAATTTCGCAATAAACTATACAACTTTTGAAGATATGCCAAGTGGTGTATCGAGTTCTTCTTTGCCAGATGCAAGTACTGATGTATGGGATAGGGTAAATGTATTAAAAGTTTATTCTAGCGGAATTTTGGAATCAAAAACAGAAGAGCAATTATTAGCTGGAGAAAACTATATACTTTTAGGTAGAGAGGTGTTACAATATGCTAACGCCACTGAAATATCTTTGGGAATATACGAGTTAGATACATTGCTTAGGGGCAGGCTTGGAACTGAGTTTGAAACTGGTAGTCATTCAGGACAAGAGGTTTTTGCGTATCTGGATAGAAATGCTCTGTATTTTACATCAAAGCCAATGAA